GCGAGTCAAGCATTTATATATACGGAGCAATTTTCCGAAAAAGGGTAAAATCTTGTATTGCAATACCAGATAATACCCACAGCAAACCAATAGACATTATAAAGGAGTGAGCCACTTGATTAGAACAGATTGGGAGACCAAAATCAAAGCGGCTTGCGAAGAGGCCGGAACATATCAACCGTATTTTGACCCTGTTATCGAGACCCTTGCGATAATCCTTGAAAAAAGAGACGAAGCCTACCGAGTTTTCGAGGCCAGCGGCGGTAATGTCATCATCACGCACACGAATAAGGGCGGCGCAAAGAACAACGTACAAAATCCTGCGTTGCGTCTGGCGAATGACCTCAATCGTGACGCACTTGCGTACTGGCGTGACCTCGGCTTAACGCCATCGGGCTTGAAAAAACTGAATGCAGATGTTGTAAAGAGTAAAGGGGACGGCAGTTTGGAAAAACTTCTCTCCAAACTGGTGTAAATGAAGCAGTTTAAGGAAGTCGCCATTAAATACGCAGATGACGTCATATCGGGTAACATCGTTGCTGGTAATGAAGTCATAGCGGCTTGCGAGCGTTTCAAAAAGGACTTGGAGCGAGAGGATTTAGAACTCCGAACGCACGACCCTGACCTTGCTATCAACATCATGCAGACCACGCTTGTACACGCACAAGGCGAAGATATAGACGGCAATCCTCTGTTGGGAAAACCGTTTATTTTACAGCCGTGGCAAGTGTTTATCGTTTACAATCTTTTAGGCTTCTACTACAAAGGGACGAATAACAGGAGATACAAGGAAGCGTTTATCGAGGTCGCCCGAAAGAACGGCAAGACGAGCATGATAGCGGGCCTTGCGTGGGCTGTGGCAATCATGCAACGGCACTCAGGCTCGGTATGTTACATCGTGGCGGCGGCTTTGAAGCAGACCTTACAAGCGTTTCACTTTTTGACCTTTTCGCTCCGCTATCAGAAGATAGACGAACAGTTTGAGATACACGACAACTCATTCGACCATAGCATAAGGTACACATTCAAGAAGGCAGACGGTACACCAGATGGCAGTATTGAAATAGTTGCCATGCCGTCCAATCCAGACAGTCAGGACAGCTTCAACTGCAACTTTGCCATCGCAGACGAGGTTGCAGCGTACAGAAAGCCTTCGCAATATAACCGCTTCAAAGAAGCGCAGAGCGCATACACGAACAAGTTGATGATTGGTATTACAACTGCTGGCGATAATATCAACTCATTCGGCTACGGCAGACAGGAATACGCCTGCAAGGTAGCGACAGGGCTTGTGAATGATGATGCGCTCTTTTCTTATGTCGCAAGAGCAGACCAAGACGAAAAAGGCAACGTAGATTATACAAATCCAATACAGCACCAGAAAGCCAATCCCAATTATGGGGTAACAAAGAGGCCAGCAGACATGCTCAATGGATCTCTGCAAGCGCAGAACGACCCCCAGCAGAGGAAAGACTTTCTGTCACGTGAGTTGAACATCTATACCACGGCGATGAAAGCCTACTTCGACCTCGAACAGTTCAAGAGGTCAGATGCTATGTATAGCTGGACGATGGACGAGCTTGTGAAGCTTCCAATCGACTGGTACGGCGGCGCGGATTTATCAAGAGTTCACGACCTTACGGCGGCATCGCTGTATGGAAGTTACAACGGCGTGGATATATGTATCACGCATGCTTTCTTCCCAATCACACAAGCGGCGAAGAAGGCCGATGAAGATAATATTCCCCTGTTCGGCTGGAAAGAGGACGGCTGGCTGACACTGTGCAACAGCCCCACCGTGAACTATGCCGATATAGTGAACTGGTTTATCGATATGCGAAAGCTGGGCTTCAAAATCAAAGAAGTCGGGCATGATGAAAAGTTCGCTGGCGAGGAATACATACCTTTGATGAAAGCGGCGGGCTTCAAAGTTATACATCAACCGCAGTTGTATATCTTGAAGTCGAAAGGCTTTCGACATATAGAGAAGGCCGCAAAGGACGGCAAACTCTATTACTTACATTCCGATGCATACGAATACTGTGTAGCGAATGTGCGAGCAATCGAAAAGACAGATGACATGATACAGTATGATAAAGTTCAGCCAGAGCATCGAATAGACCTGTTCGATGCTTCTGTTTTTTCTTGTATTCGTATGCTCGAAGCATCTAACAAGAGCAATAAAGCAAAACGGTGGTGGGGAGAAGCACAATGAGCAAGAAAAGGAAAAAGACTATCGCAAACGCGCGAGACAGAACGCACAGCATTGGGCTTTGGCTCGAAAATGATGACATTTGCGTTAGCGGCTATACAAGATTGGCAGACAACCCCGAAATTCAAACAGCGTGTCTGCGAATTGCCGAACTTATCGGCAGTATGACCATCTATCTCATGGCAAATACCGAGCGGGGCGATGAACGAATTATCAATGAGCTGTCAAGGCTGATAGATATTACCCCCAACGGCAACATGACAAGAAGCCACTGGATGACAGTTAACGTAATGAACATGCTTCTGTATGGAAGCGGCAACGCAATCTGTGTGCCGCATACATACGAGGGGCAGTTGAAAAGCTTGGAGCCTATCTCGGCTGGGCGTGTATCATTCGCGCCAGTTGGCAACTCGTATCGAGACTATCGCGTGTTGATTGACGGGCAGGCGAGAGACCCCGACAATCTCATGCACTTTGTTTACAATCCAGACCCCGTGTACCTTTGGAAAGGCCAAGGCGTAACGGTAACGCTTCGAGATATTGCGAACAATCTGAAACAGGCGCAGAAAACGGAAAACGCCTTTATGTCCTCTGAGTGGAAGCCAAGCATCATCGTAAAGGTTGACGCATTGACCGACGAATTTTCCAGCCCAGAGGGACGGCAGAAACTTCTTGACAGCTATGTAAAGCCGTCAAGAACAGGCGAGCCGTGGCTTATCCCAGCCGAGCAGTTTTCTGTTGAACAGGTCAGACCTCTTACGCTGGCAGACCTCGCTATCAAAGACACAGTTGAACTCGACAAAAAGACGGTGGCTTCCGTGATAGGAGTGCCGCCGTTTCTTCTTGGTGTAGGGACATTCAACCGCGACGAATGGAATAGCTTCATTCAGACCAAAGTTCGGGCAATCGTTCAGAACATACAGCAAGAAATGACGCGCTGCCTCATTATGTCGCCAAAGTGGTATCTGTTCCTCAACTACTGGTCATTGATGGATTACGACCTTACGGGTATGAGCTCCGTCCTGCTGGCTGGCGCAGACAGAGGATTTGTCAACGGTGACGAGTGGAGAGACCGTATGCACATGTCGCCTGCTGGCCTTAAAGAATACAAGATATTGGAGAACTACATTCCGTATGACATGAGCGGGGAGCAGAGCAAGCTGAAATGAAAATCAATCTTGACTGCCCGAACGCCTATCACGCAGACGGAATGAAAGTGTACTGCCGCAAGCTCAACGGCTTGTGCGGTAGCCAGTATTTCAAAAGATGCAAAGGCTGGTGGGTATTGACAGAAAACGCCAGAAATTGCCCTTTGCGAAAGGAGAATGAAAATGCCTAATTCAAACTGGCGCGAGGTTAGAGCGGCAAAGACCGAGTTCACTACGCGCGATGACAACGGCGACCTTACGATTGAGGGATATTTCGCCGTATTTAATTCCATTTACGAAATCGCACCCAACATGACGGAAAGCGTCGCGCAGGGTGCTTTTTCCAACTCTCTTTCGGGAGATATTCGCGCCTTGACCAATCACGACACTACGCTTGTTCTTGGACGCACGAAAGCGCACACCCTTGAACTTCGTGAAGATGAACACGGTCTATGGGGAAAAATCTCTATCAATCCGAACGATAGAGACGCAATGAACCTATACGAGCGTGTCAAGCGAGGTGACGTTGACCAGTGCTCCTTTGGATTTGAAATCGTCAACGAGGAAACCGATTTCCGCGAGGACGGCTCTGTTCATTGGACTATTAAGGACGTAAACCTCTTTGAAGTGAGTGCTTGTACATTCCCCGCATACCAAGAGACGAATATTGCAGCTCGTTCTGCCGAGCGTGAAGCCCTGCAGAAGCGTGAGCTGGTCGCTTGGAAAGAAAAGACGAAAGGAAGATTGAAAAATGGCTCTGAAAGCCCTGCTTCTGAAAAAGAAACTTGACGAGAAGCGTTCGGCTCTGAACGCCCTTGCCGAAAAGGACAAAGAGCTTGAGAAGCGTGAAGCAGAACTCGAGCAGTCCATTGAGGAAGTCAATGAAGAGACCACTATCGAGGAGCGTGATGCTCTGGAAGGCATGGTCAGCGACTTTGAGAAAGAGAAAGCCGAACATGCCGAGGAGAAGGAAAGCCTCGAAAGAATGATTGGCGACCTCGAAAACGAACTTGCGGCAGAGGAAGCCGCACAGAATACTGAGCCGCCCGCCGAAGTTCACGACGAGCCGCCCGCTGAAAGAAAGGACGAAAAGACCATGAACATCAACACCCGCGACAAGTTCTTCGGCAGGATGAGCACCGCCGAGCGCACCCAGTTCGTCGAGCGCGAGGACGTTAAGTCCTACCTCACCGAAGTCCGTTCTGCCATCAAGCAGAAACGCTCCATTCAGAACGTCGGCCTCACCATCCCGACCGTCATGCTCCCGCTCCTGCGCGAGAACATGATGAACTACTCCAAGCTCTACAAGCACGTCTACGTCCGTCCTATCCGTGGCGAGGGCAAAATGCCCATCATGGGCACTATCCCCGAAGCCATTTGGACGGAGTGCTGTGCCAACCTCAACGAGCTCGACATCGGCTTCAACGACGCTGTCGTCGATTGCTTCAAAGTGGCTGGCTACTTCGCCATCTGCAACGCGACCCTCGAAGACAGCGACATCGACCTCGCCGCAGAGCTTCTGTCCTGCATCGGACAGGCCATCGGCCTCGCGCTCGATAAGGCCATCCTCTACGGGCGTAACGGCGACAACGTCAATATGCCGCAGGGCATCGTCTCCCGCCTCGTGCAGGAGAGCAAGCCCGCAGGTTATCCTGCTACCGCCCGCGCTTGGGCAGACCTGCACTCGACCAACATCGTCACCATCGCGAACACCTACACGGGCGTTGACCTGTTCAAGCAGATTCTGCTTGCTTCGGGCAAGGCCAAAGGCAAGTATGCTCGCGGCGGCAAAGTGTGGGTAATGAACGAGACGACCTACACGACCCTCAAGGCAGAGGCTATGTCCATCAATGCGGCGGGCGCTATCGTCAGCGGCGTTGAGGACACTATGCCCGTCGTCGGCGGAGTGGTGGAAGTCCTCGACTTCATCCCCGACAACGTCATCATCGGCGGCTACTTCGAGCTCTATCTGCTCGCGGAGCGTAGCGGCGAAAAGTTTGCCCAGTCCGAACACGTCCGTTTCCTGCAGGATCAGACTGTGATGAAAGGCACGGCTCGGTACGACGGCCTCCCCGTCATCGCCGAAGCGTTCGTCGCTATCGGCATCGGCGGCACGACCCCGACCGCCGCTATGACCTTTGCCCCCGACGAGGCCAACTCCGTCGAGAGCATTTGGCTGAACACCGCGACTGCGGCAGTCACGGCGGCGGCGGGTGCAAACCACACCGTTCAGCTCAAGGCCTACACCGCGCCTGGCGAGGGTGCTGTGGAGTGGACGACCAGTTCCGCTTCCAAGGCGACCGTTAACTCCGCGACTGGCCTCGTGACTGGCGTGGCGAGCGGCTCTGCGGTTATCACCGCGACTTGCAACGGCAAGACCGCGTCCTGCACCGTGACCGTTTCCTAAATAGACTATGAAGACCTTAATAGCTGTCCCGTGCATGGACTCAATGTGCACTTCATTCGTAGTCTCTCTGCTCGGCCTTGATAAAGCGGGGGCAGACGTTGCGTTCATCAAAAACTCTCTTGTTTACGACGCGAGAAATCAACTCGCGATAAAAGCTATCGACGAGGACTATGACCGAGTTCTTTGGCTTGACAGCGACATGAGATTTGACGCTGACCTGTTGACAAGACTGTCGGCAGACATGGACGCAGGGATCGACTTCGTTTGCGGCATATTCTTCAAACGGGCAACCCCTTTGCACCCCTGCATTTACAAGGCCATCTACGTTACAAAAGAGGACGGGAAGTCCGTCCCTCACGCAGATGAATACGAAGACTATCCCCGCGACAGCTTATTCCATATCGCGGGATCGGGCTTCGCCGCGACAATGACAAGCGTAGACCTTTTGCGACGCGTCCGCGAGAAATACGGCTTGCCGTTTTCGCCTCGCATCGGCTTCGGAGAAGACTTTAGTTTCTGCATGAGAGCCGCAGAGCTCGGCGTTCAGATGTACTGCGACAGCTCTATTAAGGTCGGACATATAGGATATGCGGAATTCACGGAAGAATCTTACAAGGGGCGGGAGTAATCCCGCCCCGAACATAAAAGGGGGATCATCCATGAAAAACGCCGCAGACCTTTTGCCTCTGCTGAAATGCGACCTCGGCATCATGACCGACGCTTACAACGAAAGGCTCGTTGGCTATATCGGAAACGCGCAGAGAGAAATCACTCGCGAGGGCGTTGTTCTCGGAGACAGCATCGACGACGACAGCTTAACTGTCATGTATGCGGCGTGGACGTGGAGACGGCGCGACAGCGGCGAGGGTATGCCTCGCATGCTCCGATATGCTCTGAACAACCGAGTATTCAGTCAGAAGATGGGGTGATGACATGGACGATGTTATCACCCTAATTTCGCGCACGTTCACCAAGGACGACTACGGCATAGACACGGCAACAGAAAAGGAAAGAGACGTTTTCGCAAAGGTCGAAAGTATCACGCGAGCCGAATTTTTCGACGGCGGGCGAAACGGCCTCAATCCAGAGTTCAAGTTCATCGTTTTTGCGGGCGACTACTCGGGCGAGGTCGTAGTGTCATATAAAAGCAAACGGTATTCAATCTACCGCTCATATCAGACGAGCGGCAGTGACTATATCGAGCTTTATGCCGAGAGAAAGGGCGGCACGAATGGGTAAAACAGTCACAGCCGATAAGTTTGAGGCGGCTATCAATAAAGCACTTCAAGAATACGGCGCAGATGTTTTGAAAAACCTTGCAGAAACGACAAAGAAAATCGCCAAAGAAGGCGCAAAAGAAGTCAGCCGAAACGCGAAAAGTACATTCAAAGGGACTGGCAGATACCAAAAGGGCTGGACTTCCACCTACGAAGAAAAGAGATACAGCAGACAGGGAATTATCTATAACAAAGATGTTCCGGGACTTCCGCATCTTCTTGAAAACGGACACGCCTTACGCGGCGGCGGTAGGTGGAGCGGTCGAGCGCATATAGCCCCCGCAGAAGAAAAGATTGTAGAAGCATACGAAAAGGCGGTGAAGCAAAAGCTATGACCTATAAGGAAGTTGATACGCTTATGGCATCTTTTGACTTGCCGTATGCGTACTATCAGTTCACGGAAGACACGGCTCAACCGCCGCCTTTTTTGTGTTTCTACTATCCAGACGGCAACGACTTTCTCGCAGACAACATAAATTATCAACGTATCAGACCATTAACGATTGAACTCTATACCGACAACAAGGACATCGAACTGGAAGATGGTATCGAGAACACGCTTTCCCAAAACGGCCTTGTATATCGCAGAAATGAGACATTCATCGAAAGCGAAAAGCTTTATATGGTCACGTTTGAAACAGAAATCGTAATCACGGAGGAATTACCAAATGGCTGAAAATAAAATTAAGTACGGCCTCAAAAATGTCTACTACGCGAAGGCAACGATTGCCACGAACGGGTCTGCGACCTATTCAACGCCCGTTGCAATTCCGGGGGCCGTAAACCTCTCCCTTGAACCGCAGGGGGAGACTACCAAATTCTATGCGGACAATATCGTGTACTGGACTGGCGTAAACAATCAGGGCTATGAGGGCGACCTCGAAATTGCCCGCGTTCCCGACAGCTTCAAAACTGACATCCTCGGCTATATCGTGAGCGAAAAGAATGTTCTTGTGGAAGATGTGAACGCTCCTGCCGTCCATTTCGCCCTGCTGTTCCAGTTTGAGGGTGATGAAAAGGCTACTCGTCACATCATCTACAACTGCACCGCCACTCGTCCGTCTGCGGCTGGCTCGACCAAGAATGAGAACATCGAGCCGCAGACCGAAACGATTACCATTTCCGCTACGAGCATCTACGTGTCCACGCTCGGCACTGGCGGCGCTGACATCGTTAAGGGTGAGTCCTATTCGTCGACCGATGCTACCACTTACAATACGTGGTATTCGACGGCCTACGTTCCCGCTACCATTCACACCTAATAAGAAAATAGGAGGCCAAAATGTATCAGATTATCAAAATCGGTGAAAAGAGTGTCCCGATGAAGGCGATGGCTTCGGTAGACCTTTACTACCGAAACATCTTCCATGAAGACCCAATCAAGCTTCAAAGTACAAACGCTGGTGATGAGGGCGACCTCATTAACTTTGTGATGCGAATGGGCTTTGTCATGGCTAAATTCGCGGAGCTCGACCGCAAGCAGATGTCCTCGCTCAATGAAGAAAGTTATATCGAATGGCTCGATAACTTTGAGCGAGCGGACTACCTCAACGCGCTCGTTGATATTCGCCTTATCTATGAGGGGCAGAGTGCAACGACTTCTGACGCAAAAAAAAAGGAAAATTGACCGAGCGCGTCCTTACCACAGCACTCTTCATACTCCGAGCAGTTCAGATTGGACTCACGATTGAGGACTTGGATTGCTTGGAGTATGGGGTTGTGGTGGATATGCTTACGGAGACGGCAAATGATGGTTGCGAGTATCAGCAGATAGCTACGCAAGATGATTTTGACCGCTTCTAAGGAGTGAAGACTATGGCAAGCAGAATTGCTGGCATTACCATTGAAATCGGGGGCGACACTTCAAATTTACAGAAATCCCTAAAAAGTGTTGACTCCCAGCTCAAATCAACGCAGTCCAATCTCAAAGACATTAACAAGCTTTTGAAGCTTGACCCGTCGAACACGGAACTTCTCACTCAAAAGCAGAAAAACCTCGAAAGCGCACTAAAACTCAACAAAGACCGCCTCGAAGAGCTCAAAAAAGCCCAAGAGGGAGTGGGAAAAGGCTCTGACGAATGGGACAGACTCCAACGCGAAATCATCAGCACGGAGCAAGACCTCAAGTCGCTTGAAAAACAATGCAGAGACTTCGGCAACGTCGCGTCGCAACAGTTAAAGGCGGCGGGCGGAGCTATGCAGGATTACGGTAGCAAACTCGAAGCTGTCGGAAAGAAATTCAGCGTCTTATCGGGCACGGCGGCGGGCGCTTTGACGGCTATGGGCGGGCTTGCATACAAGACCGTGCAGAACGCCGATGAGCTTAACACGATGGCAAAACAAACGGGCCTGTCAACGGACGAGTTACAACGTATGCAATACGCGTCCGACCTTATCGACGTCTCCCTTGATGATATGACGGGAGCCGTCACAAAACTCAAAAAGCAAATGGCGGGGAGCGGCACGACGTTCGCAGAGCTTGGCGTTGAAGTAAAAAACGCTGACGGGTCTATGCGCGATGCTACCGACGTATTTTATGACACTCTTGAGGCGCTGTCTCACGTCGAGAACGAAACCGAGCGCGATCAAAAGGCTATGGCTATTTTCGGAAGATCTGCCGATAGTCTTGCGGGAATAATCGACGACGGCGGCGCGGCTCTCAAGCAATACGGCGACGAAGCCGAGGATTTGGGCCTTGTCTTGTCAGAAGATACGCTTGGAAACCTTAGCGAGATAAACGACACAATCGACAAGACGAAAGCGCAGGTCGGCGGCTCTCTCGCGCAACTCGGCGCGACGCTTGCAAAGACGCTCGCGCCCGTCCTCGATAAAGTAGTCGGGCTGATACAAAAGGTTTCAGACAAACTCGCGGCCCTTACTCCCGAACAGGCCGAGACGATTATGAAGATACTTGCCGTAGTCGCCGCGATAGGGCCTGTCCTTACAATCGGGGGCAAGCTCATTTCAATGATAGGCACGATAACGTCGGCCATCGGCGCTGTCGTAGGCGTTCTTGGAGGGCCGCTCACGCTGGCAATCGGAGCTGTTATCGCAATCGGTGTTCTTCTCTATAAAAATTGGGACAAGGTAAAGGCTACCGCTATCCAGCTCAAAGATGGTGTAGTTAACGCTTTCAACACTATCAAGAGCGGCGTGAACACAGCTATTGATACCGTAAAAGACAAAATCGACACTCTCAAAGATAAGTTCAACAGCCTCAAAGATACGGTAATGGGTATATGGAACACGATTAAAGGTGTGTTCACGGGGCAGATTTCTCTGCCGCATATCCCGTTGCCGCATTTTTCTATCAGTCCTGCTGGGTGGAGAGTGAGAGACCTTTTGACTGGTGTTATCCCGCATCTTGGCATCGACTGGTACAAGAAAGCGTATGACAATCCTGTTATGTTCACACAGCCGACCGTTCTTCAAACGCCGAGCGGCATGAAAGGCTTCGGAGACGGGCACGGCGCGGAGATTGTTATGGGCCTTGATAAACTGCGCGAGGTCGTAGGGGCTTCGGGCAACGTGACTATCAATGTGTACGCCTCTGAGGGAATGAACGTTAACGAACTGGCCGATAAAATTCAAGACCGCTATGTCGCGCTTGCGAAACGGAGGGCTATGTTAAATGCGTAAAAAACTATACGTTGACGGCGTAGACCTTTCGACCTACGGCGTGTATATCAGCGGCCAAGGAACTTTCGGCGCGGGTGAGCGGGAATATACGTTTTTCAAAGTACCCGCCCGCGACGGCGCTATCGTCGGCTCGCAAACGCGGCTTGAAAACGTAAACGTCTCTTACGAGTGCTTTATCTACACAAACTTTGAGACTAATATCCGCAATTTGCGCTCGTTTCTGCTTTCCCGCGACGGCTATGTCCGTATTACCGACGACTACGACACAACGCATTTTCGCAAAGGTGCCTATCAAGGGCCTTTTGAGCCGACCGTCACGAAGAAAAACGACGCGGGGAGCTTTGTTCTCACATTTAATTGTATGCCGCAAAGATGGCTTACGAGCGGAGAAACGGGGATCACATATCTAAAAGACGACCTACTCGCGGCTGGGCTCAATGGGATAACAATACCAAACCCGACGAAGTTTTATTCAAAGCCTAAAATTGACGTTTCTGGGTATGGTGGTTTTCAATTCTACGGAGGACAAAAGAGCGGCAACGGGAATGTTATTGTCTTGCAGAACTCGTTGCATAGTATAACAATAGACTGCGAGAGTGGACAAATATACTATTCGGGCGATGCTTCGGCCTATGTTTCATTCGGCTATACTGGAATAGACGACCCGCCGACAATAGGCCCTAACGGAACAACAGCTATAAGGCTAATGAATGGACAAGATCAAGCAAACCTTATCAAAGTGGTTGTAACGCCGAGAACATGGGAGGTATAGCATGATACCAGTTTTGACAGGACAAGACGACTTCATGGGCGTTGGCGGGCTTGGCAAAGGGAAACTAACAGATATAATTTCTTGTGAGGTTTACGAAGAGCTCAACGGGGATTATTCGCTTACTTTCCAGTATCCAGTTTCGGGCCCGCTATATAGTGAACTGCTAAATCATGGGACGATACACGTACTTGCGCCGAACTGGGTTTATGCACGCACGAGTCAAGGTTATGTAGATGGTGGCTATAGAAAAGAGCCCGTGTGGTTTGATATCTACAAACACACGCTCCCGATAAATGGTGTTGTGACCTTTTACGCGACGCACATATCGCGCAGATTGGCAAACTGCGTTTTTTGCTCACCAACCCTTACTCCGAACTCGTCAGGGCTCTCAAATTTCAAGAATAATTGTTTCCCCAACCCAGCAACTATACCGATTCAGAACGTCGCAAACGGGCAAAAAACAGTAAACCAACAAATAACAATCCCCGCGCCTCAATCGGCACTTGCAACGCTTATTGGAGACGAACATTCGCTAATTTCTGAATTTGGCGGGGATGTGGCGTTTTTCTGCAAGTCAGACGTTATTAGTGTATCAGCCGTAACGCCCGCGAAGCCGTTGTATGCTTGTTGGTCTTGGCGTGCGAGACGCGGACGCGATTTAAGCGCGGTTATACGCTACGGCTATACAATGACTGGCATAAACCGCACAAAAGACGACGACGGTATCTTCAATGCCGTTGTCCCGTATTGGGACGATGGAAACGGAAGTATAACTTACGTTGCGGGCTATGTTGTTCAACCGACCACGCCGATAACGCCCGTTAAGGCCGTGCCGATGGATTGCACGCAAGCGTTTGAAAATCAGCCGACGGGCGCGGAGCTCGCTCAATACGCGCAGAATTGGCTCGACGCGAATACCCCGTGGGTTGGCTCGGACGAAATAACCGTAGATTTTCTAAATGATGAATACGCCGCGAGTGTTTTCCCGTTGAAAATATATCTCGGCGACACGGTAAACGTCTATTGGGGCGACGCTGATGTTTCAGTAAGGCTCCGTTGCATATCGTATAAATACGACGTTCTGAACGGACGTTTTACAGAAATCAAACTCGGAACGAAGCAGACAAATTTCGTCTCCATTACAGGCATTGACAAGCGGTAGCGGCGAAGGATCAACGAACACCATGTGGAAAATTGGGGTTATAGCGCATGGCCGAGAGTTCCCAAAATCACATCAACCGGAAACGCGGGCGGCGGGCAAGCTCATAACAATATGCCGCCGTATCTTGCCGTTTATATGTGGAAACGAACGGCGTAAAGGAGAAAACTATGTACATCATCAACGAATTGCAGACTACCTATGAACAAGACGAAAACGGGAAAATCACCGAAAAAACAACGCAACTCCCGCCTGTCTATAAAGAGGATTATAACGCCGCTCTTTCGGAATTCTATTTCAAGTGCGGCTACGCCGCAATCTCTACCGTTGACGTTCATGCTGTCTTCATCGTAGATATTCGCGGATCGCAAATCGAAAGAAAAGACTTTGACCACACGGCTGTTGTAACATGAAGCCGCTCATTATTCCGTCGCTCGGGATATTCGTAATCGCCAAAACGGGCGACAGGCAAAAGAACGTTGACAGTAAATACGCCGCTATGTGGAACTGGGGAAAGCTGACAGTTATTGCTGACCACAGTTATCAAGGGTTTTATAAAATCAATCGCGCCGCTGTCGGCAAAACCAAAGCGTATTTAGGCACAAGGGCCTATCTTTGCGACGTTTCCGAAATCGGGCATATACGGATTACCGACAAAGGAAACCGTCTTTATAGAGCCTCTTGGGAGGCTGTGTACGGGGCATGGGCTGACGGCCTATGCCTCTACACTTGTATCGAAATGTCAGCTTCGGACATCATGGACGTGAGGCTGACACATTGGAGGGCTTTGACATGATAAGAGCTACGACACCGACAATTATAGCCCGCATAAAGAACGTAGACCTCACGCAAGCAAACTCTGTGTACGTCACCATCAGACAGTACGGGGAAACGCTGACATTGACTGGCGAAGACCTTGACGTGACGTACACCGAAGAATCGGGACAGGGAAAGACAGAGATCAGCTTCATGCTCACGCAGAACGAGTCACTCGGTTTTCACGAGGGCAAAGCTGAAATCCAAGTCAACTGGCTCTATTACGATGACGGAGAACTGCGCAGAGGCGCGACGAAGTTTGCCTATTTCACGATAGACAAGCAAATCTTGAGGAGGGTGCTCCCGTGAACAGAGACTACGAAATCGAACTGTCCGTAGGCGGCAACCGCGAAGTTGACCTCGAAGTTGACGGAGAAATCATAAAGGGAGCGGACGGAGCGACCTTTATCCCGTCAGTCTCCGAACAGGGAGAGATCAGTTGGACAAACAATAAAGGACTGCCCAACCCGACACCCCGAAACATCAAAGGCGAACAGGGCGACCCGTTCACTTACGACGACTTCACTCCCGAACAGCTTGCCGCGCTCACGGGGCCTCAAGGCCCGAAAGGAGACACGGGCGAAACGGGAGCTACGGGGGCAACTGGCCCTGCAGGGCCTACAGGCGCCACAGGTGCTACGGGGCCTCAAGGCGAGCGCGGGCCTCAAGGAGAAACAGGAGCAACTGGCGCGACCTTTACGCCGACCGTATCGTCTGCGGGCGTTATCTCGTGGACGAACGACAAAGACTTGCCCAACCCCGAAAGCGTGAACATCAAAGGGCCTAAAGGCGACAAAGGCGACAAAGGCGACAAAGGAGACGCGGGCGAGACTGGTGCGACGGGAGCGGGAGTAGCTTCGGGAGGCTCTGCTGGCCAAGTGCTCCGAAAGAAAAGCGCGACGGATTACGACACGGAATGGGCTACGCCGCAGACTGTTCCGACAAAAACGTCTGACTTGACCAACGACAGCGGCTTTATTACAGGCATGACCATCCTGTCTTACGGCAACTCGACTTGGAATGACTTCCTCACGGCATACAACGCGAACAAAGTCGTCTATTGCCGAGCGTCCTCTAACAGCAATCCCGCGACAGGAACGCAAGGCCGAATGGCTTTCATGGCATACGTCAATTTCAGCGGATCGACACCGACGAGCGTTGAGTTCCAGTACTATCGCTCCGTTTCCTCTCATACGGACGCACAGCAGGGCGACCAAGTCTTCATCTACAAGTTGGAGTCAAACGGCACTTGGAGTGTAACGGCGAGAGAAGCATCGAGCAAGATTGCTGTTGGAAAGGGCCTCTCGAAGTCCTATGCGAATGGAACTATCACATTGAGCAATTCGCAGACTGCGTTGCCGACTGTAAGTTTGTCAGATAAAGATAAGTATCTCCACACGAACAGTAGCACGGGGGCTTTGGAGTGGTCTTCCGTTTCAGGCGGCGGTGGCGGTGGAACAACTGTCGTAGCCAATCCCGCTCTCGCAGGTACGGAAGATTCGCTAACTGGTCTGCAAGTTGGCGATACCAAGTATTCCGTGCCCAACGTCATGTGGCTCACACAGTCTGGTCCAAATCTCACACTGAATAAAACATGGCAGGAGATTCATGACGCTTTGGTGGGAGGCGCACTTATTTATATCAAGATGACAGACAACACCTACGATACGTCGGTCTCCTTGGTACAGATTACTGACGCTGCGAATGACACCAGCTCCGAGCAGATATATGTCAGATCTTCCTCCATTACTTGGAATATTACTTGGTATGCCGCTACTGTGAATGACTATCCTGCTCAATATACTTGATGTCACGAATAAGAGGACAATATGAAAGGGATCGACATTTCTTCATGGCAGAACGGCATTTCTGCCGACGCTATCAATTCTCAAGACTTTGCCATTTTCAAAATCTCCGAGGGGAGAACGTGGTCAGACCCGTGCTTCAACAGCTTCTACGGAGCGGCGAAGATACCAGTCGGGGCTTACGTTTTTTCTTATGCAACGACCGAAGCCGTGGCGCGGGAAGAAGCGCGGAAAGCTCTGTCGCTTATCAACGGGAGCCCGCTCCCGCTCGGCATCTTCATGGACGTGGAAAACCCGACACAGCTTTCGCTTCGCGACAGCGAACTGACCGCCGTGGTCAAGGCGTTCTGCGACGAAATCCGCGACGCGGGCTACATCTGCGGGGCGTATGGATCGGCGGGTCAGCTTTGGGCGAAAGTCGGCCCGAAATACCTCGGAGACGACGTTCTTGTTTGGGCGGCTTCTTGGGGGTCTAAACCGCGTTTTGAGTGCGACGTATGGCAATATACCGACGGCGCGGATATAAGCGGTTATAACGGCCCTGTAGACGGCGACGAGGCTATGTCGGAGCGTTTTATCGCGTTGGTGAACGGAACGACCCCGAAACCCGACCCGAAGCCGACTCCAACGGGAGAAATCTGCGGGACGTTGCAGAGGCTGAAACAAGGCGACAAGTGCGAAGACGTGAAGCTGTTGCAGGATTTGCTCATTTTGCGCGGCTACGATTGCACTTGGCGCGACGGCATCTTCGGCAACCGAACGCAGAAAGCGCTCACAGAATATCAGAAAACAAGGGGCTTGCCCGTGGGAGACTGCGACAACGCCACTTGGAAAAAACTTATTTTTGGAGGTTGATACTATGGCAATCAGACCTGTTTTCAGCAACAGCGCGTCCGTGCAGAGCGACCACAGATTCTATCACGAATTCGCAGGGCTTTCTACCGATACCAAGCCCGAAACCGACGACATCTCCACGGGCAGTCTGTTCCACGAGGTAGACACGAAGAAAGTCTACGCCTACGACGAGGACGGAGATGATGGAGAAAAGTGGATTGAACAGTTGACACTCGGAGGTTGATAGCTATGAAAAAATGGCCTACTTCATTACGGAGGCTCATATTCCTCGCATCAACCGCAATTTCAGCCGTCCTCAAAACCATCATCGGCAACCCTATCCACATTCTCGATGCACTCGCAAAGCCTGTGCAAGCGTTGAGTGTGAAGTTAGAGCCTATCCAAGACCTGCACGGCTATGACAATCCGTGGCCGAGTGGCGGGGGGAAGAATAAGCTACAGAACAAAGGCACAAGTGGTAGTTCTAACGGCATTACATGGATGATGAATGCTGACGGGTCTATCACATTGAGCGGAACTGCTTCTGCAGCAACATTCATCACTATCAATTCCTATTCAGATAGACAGTTTCTCACAACAGGCCCTGTTACGCTAATTTGTTCCGCAGATGCCAGCTACAATCCAAACATTAACGGCTTGAATTTTCAGAATGACATCTATGCCGATGGTGTTTATGCGGGTACTATTCAGAAAAACAACACAACAAGAAACATTAGTGGCGATGTTGTTGAAGTTGATATGTCGCGGTTGTCGATTGCGGCTGATACAGTAATCCCAAGCGGTACAATTTTCTATCCCGCGATTGAAATCGGCAATACCATTTCCGCAACATGGACACCCTACTCCAACATCTGCCCCATCAGCGGACACACCGATGCGGATGTGACGAGGACGGGGAAGAATCTGTTGCGTCTTGTTGAATCTGAAATGATTTCAAGCGGTTGGAACAGAGCATTTCCGATTTCCGTTAAAGTGGGAACATACATTATAAGCTGTCAGAATGACTTCGGTGTGGGTACCGCATTTGGTGTAAAAGTTTCCTTTGTTGACGAGTCTAACACGGTTATTAAAGACCTTACTAAATCATACAATTTCGGTCAAAGAGGCTACCATGTTGGCAGAGCGGCAACGATAACGGCAGAAGAAGCAAGCAGAATAAAGGGGATTCTTTTCCAATTCCGTGCAAGTGGGGCGACTTATAACGACCTCGCACAGGGCAATCTTCAGCTTGAACGTGGCTCAACCGCCACAGCCTACTCTCCCTATGTCGGCACAACCTACCCCATCCCCCTCGGACAGACTGTCTACGGCGGTACGCTCGATGTGACAACAGGCAAGCTGACGGTGGATAGGGCTATGGTGGATTTGGGTACACTGACGTGGGGCAAAACTTCAAGCACACAAGGCATTGCTATGATGGTGTCATATCCGACAGGTATAACAACGGGAGTGATAGGGGTCAATAGTTTGGCGTGTTCTGCATACAACGCAATTCCGTGCATTAACGCGGGGATAGCTACGGACGCCATGTTACCGAATGGTTCTATATGTCAAAGCGTTGGCGGGGCATCAATAAGAGCGCGAGACGATAACTACACAGACGAGGCATCATTCAAAGCGGCGGTTTCTGGTGTTCAACTTGTCTACGAACTCGCCACCCCCATCGTCTACGACCTCACGCCCACAGAAGTCACGCTCTTGCTTGGCGAGAACAATCTGTGGAGCGATGGCGAAATGACACTCGTCTACTTGGCAGACGGCAACGCTTCGGACGAAGAAGCACTCAACATTCTGCTCGGCGGTCGGTATGTGAACAACCACGAAGCAGACGAGCCGACAGACCGCGAAGCGTTAGACATTCTTTTGGGGAGAGGGAAGTAATGGATACGGACAAAGCTATCGCCTCCGTTGCCGAAGAGAGAACACGGCAAAAGGATATATGGGGGAACGATGAACACAGTATCTTTGAGTGGGTTTCCATCCTCGGCGAAGAATACGGAGAACTCTGCCAAGCCGTTAACGAGTGCTATCTTCCCAACCAAAGGTATCCGCAGTTAGGAACACACGAATCCATACTGCGAGAGGCCACGCACGTTGCGGCAATCGCAGTTGCCATTATTGAACAGGAGAATCACAATGTTAAGAAGTGAACTATTCAAATATCGTGAACTAATCGAAAAAGGCTCTGCCTCTCTCCCCGATGCTGATGCTATCGAGGCCGTGGGGCTGTTCCCGCTTTGGGCGGTTGGCGTGGCCTATTCCGTTGGCGAGCGTGTGCAGTATGACGGCAAGCTGTACAAGGTCGTACAGGCTCACACTTCGCAAGCGGATTGGGCACCGCCTACCGTTCCTGCGCTCTTCACCGAAGTCGCAAAGCCGGGCGAGATTCCCGTATGGAAACAGCCTACTGGCGCACAGGATGCTTACAACAAGGGCGATAAGGTCTACTATCCCACGAAGGGCGATGACATCTACGAAAGCCTTATTGATGCAAATGTATGGAGCCCAGCAGATTATCCGCAAGGCTGGCAAAAGGTGGTGTGACATGTGATAACGGTTACATTCGCACAAGTGGCACAAGTGTGCAGTTTTGTCACGGCGATTGCGACGGCGGTTGCCCTGTTCGTGAAGCCAGCTCGTGAAAAGCTGTTTGGCTTCAAAGACTACCGTGAGGGGCAGAAATGCCTCTTGCGGTCTGAAATGCTCAAAATCTACTACAAGGGCAAAGAGAATAACAACACCATTCGTCAGTATGAGTTTGAGAGTTTCTGCTTCCTTTACGCCGCATATAAAGCGGAAAAAGGTAATTCGTTCATCGACAAGATAAGCAAAGAAGTGCAAGAAATGGAGGTAGTGTCATGATGCCTGATTGGTTGGTCAGAACTATTAAAACGTTTGTTCAGAGTTTCTTTGGTGTGCTCATTCCAGAGGTTTGCATCATTCTGAACGGCGGCTTCCCTGCTTCGGTAGACGATGCGTGGAAAGTTCTTGCCCCTGTTGTAGCGGCGGCTTTGTCTGCGGCTATCTGCGCCGCTTGGAACATCATCAATGAAAAGCTGAAGGAGTGATAGCGTGCTTTCAGAGTACGAGTTTATCACGCACAAGTTTCCAGACCGACAGGATATAAGGATTTATGTCATAGTTGACGTACATCTTGGCGCAAAAGAGCATCTTGAAAGGGAATGGAACCAGTTCTGTGATAATATCCTCAAAGACGAGAACGCACGTATTATTCTTGCTGGCGACCTCATTAACAACGGCTTGAAATCAAGCGTGTCGAATGTCTATGAAGAGACCATGCGCCCTCGTGAGCAGAAGCGTGTTATGACAGAAATGCTACGGCCTCTGAAAGACCGTATATTGTGTGCCACCACAGGCAACCATGAGCGCAGAAGCGGTAAGGACGCAGACGATGACCCAACATACGATATAATGTGCAAGCTGGACTTGGAGCATATTTATCGTGAGAACATGGCGTTTGTAAAACTGCTGTTTGGAGATACCGCTCATGGCGATGGCAAGCGTAACCCTGCTTATGTGTTGGCGGTGACACATGGAGCTGGGGGCGGCTTTTACACAGGCTCGTCCGTGAATAAGGCAGAAAACTTCGCCTACATATTTGACGGCATTGATGCGCTGGTAGTAGGTCATTGTCATAAGCCTTTTGAGACATATCCAGAGAAGATAAAGGTTGACGCACACCATAACAAGATTTACCCAGTTCCCATTAAAGTCATCTGCGGCACATCTTGGCTCGCATACGGCGGTTACGCCATGCAGAAAATGTTGCGGCCTGCTTCCCATGTCAAACAAGTCATGACGATACGAGGCAAGAAAAAGGGAATCAGCATCGAAACTACGTAAAAAGGGCTCCGAGGTTAACGCCTCGGGGCTCTTTTTTTGTTACTTACGTGTTACTTACGGAGAAAACCTTAAAATGCCTTATATGCGAAAAAGTTCTAAAAAAGTTCTGAAAAACGCCAAAAAGCAATAAAACAGCCGTTAAAAAGTGCATATAGTTCAGACCAGAATTAAGAAAGCTTAATTATTTTGAAAAAATGAAAACCTCGGAACCGTTGGGAGAGAACAGCTTCAAGGTTTTAAGGTTTTGGATTTGTTACTTACGTGTTACTTACGGACAGAATTTTATATGTCGTAAGACAGCTTTGACATGGCACTTTTCAGCTCGTTTACCGTCTTGTGGGTATATACTCTTTGTAAAACTCCGAGAACATAATCAGCGTTTCTGAGTTCGGCTCTCTGCTCCCTTTCTCGTAATTAACGTATGTCGTGTATGGAAGCCCGAGTTCTTTTGCCGCTTCTTTCATATTCCAGCCGCGAAGCATTCTCAACTCCTGTAACCGTTCCATAACAATCCCACCCTTTCTGTTTCTTATTATTACACAGTTTGGATAAAAATGCAACCACTTTTTTCATTTCGTGGACAACTTGTACAAAAACAGCATACTCAAAGTGGAAAATTTTTGACTTTACAATTCTTATATCGGGTAGTATTATAATCACGGCAATACCCAAAACGGATAATGAAAGGAGGGTTGAGATGTTCTATCCGAATATTGCGGCAGAAAGAGCGAAACACAGAATGAGCGTTGGCGAGCTGGCGGACAAGCTGGGCGTAACCCGCAAGACGATTTACAACTGGCAGAACGCTGGCAAAATCCCTGCATCGGCAGTCAAGAAAATGTCCGAGATTTTCAACGTATCGGCAGACTACCTTTTGGAAAGGAGTGACAGATGAGGTTAACGGTTAACGAAGCGGCGCAGTTGATGGGAGTTTCCCCACAGTTCGTGCGAATAGGTATGCAGAGAGGAAAGCTACCCATCGGAACTTGCGTGAAGATGTCCTCAAAATGGACATACTTCATTTCCCCAGCACTCTTCGAGCAGTTCACAGGAATAAAAAAACCCTCTGCTGGCACAGAGGGCAGCTCCAAAACGGAGCAGAAAGGACAGGGCGATTATATCAAATGAAGAAATACTTGTCAATCGGGCTTCTCTTTCTTTTGAGCAACGAGATTATCTCATGGGCGGCACTTCTCGCTCTGGCTGTTATCGGCATCATTTTCTTCGTAAAGGCGGTGGTTGAGTATGAAGCAGACTGATGCAGTTCTGTCTTACTGCGAAGAAAACTGGACAATCACCCAAAAGGAAGCATGGGAACTCGGTATCTCTCGGCTGGCGGCAGTCATCGCAAGTCTGGAAAAACTCGGTCACGTATTCATTCACGAGCACGTACAAGTTCCGACAAGATACGGCATGACCACGATTACGAGGTACAGATATGTTACGTGATGACCCGATTATCGAGAGCCTTGAAAGAACAGGGCTTGCTCCGTGGCAGAAAGACGAACAGCCGATTTGCCCGATTTGCAACAACACTTGCGACACCATCTACCGCAATGAAGAAGGAGACATTGTTGGGTGCAACGAGTGTTTAACACCGTATGACGCATGGGAGTTGCTGGACTATGAGTGATTGCTTGGAATACACGGCGGCAACAGCAGTTATTTACTTCGAAAAGGGCGAAGAAAGATGCTGTTATTGCCCGCTCCTCGAAACATACTCCCGTAATATGTGCCGCAAGACTGGCGAATATGTAGTCAATATCAAAGGGCGTGGCAGTTGGTGTCCGCTCGTATTTGAAGAAGTATTTGAAGAAAGGACAGAAGATGGAAAAAATTAACGCAGTTTACTCCGTCAGCAACAAACTCTCTGGCGGGTTGAGACCACCCGAAAGAAAGCCCTCGGAAATTCGCAATCTGCATGAGGAAGTCAAGACCTACAACATGACAAAGCCAGTTCCGTATGAAGAGTTCAGCTCGTGGCCTGAGGATATTCAGAAAGAATATCTCAACAAACTTTACTGGACATACGGCGGCACATTCAGAAGCATCGCAGATATGCTCGGTTGTCCAGCCACGAAAGTTCACAACCTCTTCGATGATATGTCTATTCCGAGAATGACCAAGCGAGACACGATGGCAAATATCATGGCGAAAAAAGCCAAGTGGAACTCTTTCCTCCAAGGCAAAACACTCGTCAAAGACACTATTCCCGAAGAGGCCAAAGAAAAGCTGGAAAACCTCGTAAAAGAGCTGCCTGTTGAAGTCATTAAAAAGGAAGAAGTCAAGGAAGAAGCAATCACAAAGACCCCTGCACAAGCCCTTGCAGAAGTCATAGCACTTCTCTCTGGAACTGGCGCAGAAATCACTCTCAAAATCACTCTTTGAAAGGAGATTAAATGAACAAATTCAGACTTTTGCGAGCAGATGAAATCGAGTGCCGTGTATCTCAAATCTACGAAAGCGGACTGGTGTTACTGCTTTACAAGACCGCAAGAACGGACGCAAATCTGCTCGATGAAACAGTCGGGCCCGAAAACTGGGAAAACGACTTCTCCCTGATTGATGGAGTTCTTTACGGCTGTATCACGATTTTTTGTCAAGGCGAGTATGAAGCACGCAAGGTTACGAAGTGCGATGCTGGCACGGAGAGCTTTACCGAAGCAGAAAAAGGCCGTGCGTCAGACGCCTTCAAAAGAGCTGGCTTCAAGTGGGGCATCGGCAGAGAACTCTACACAGCACCATTCATCTGGATTGGAGCGGAAAAGTGCAACATCAAAGAAGGTCGGAACGGCAAGCTGGTCTGCAACGACAAGTTCACCGTTACCAATATCGAGTACAACGACAAAGACGAAATCTCCAAACTGGATATCGCCAGAGGCACGGAGAGCGTGTTTGCGTGGACTTTGGGCTCTGGAAGTAAAGTACCCACCCCAGAAGTAAAACGCACGGAAACAGCCCCCAAAACGCCCACAGGAGAGTTCAAGCCGACATGCGCTATGTGCGGTAAAGAAATCAGCGACAAAGTGCATGACTATTCCGTGAAGAAGTTCGGCAAACCTCTCTGCATGGATTGCCAGAAGAAATGAGGGGGCGGCTGATAGATTTATCCGTTGGCTTCAACGGCAAGCAGCGATTACTGCTGGAACTGGACGGAGACTTCAAGAATGACTTCGATACCCTGCACACATCTGATGTTGAAATCTCCGTCAAGAAGTTCAGGCACAAGAGAAGCCTTGATGCCAACGGCTACGCATGGGTGCTGATAGACAAGATTGCGGCACTTATGAAGATGAATAAGCTGGAAGTGTATAAAGACCATATTCGAGGCTTGGGCGGTGTATCTCAAACGGTATGTGTTCAAGACTATGCCGCCGCAAAGCTCATCGAGAACTGGTGCAAGAACGGCTTGGGCTGGCAAGCGGAGACATTCAAAAGCAAGATTGATGGCTGTGTCAATGTCACTCTGTATTATGGGTCATCTACCTACGACACGGAGCAAATGAGTTCCCTCATAAACAGTCTGGTTGATACGGCAAAATCACTCGGCATAGAGACGATGCCGCCCGAAGAACTTAATTCATTGGTAGGTGCGTATGATAGACCAAATTGACAGAGAAAAAATCCTCACGAATGTGCCGTGCATCGTGCTCAAATGGGACGGTCACAACATAAAGCACTATGTACCCAAGATTGACTGTGCCATGGATTGCGAGAACTGCGGCTTTGACCCGATGGAAGAAGCACGGCGGCTGTCACAAGGACGGTATGTAACATACAGAGGTATCAAAACACTACACTTTATGAAAGGAAAAAGCTATGACTGACACACAGAAACTGCTTCAAGCAATCGCAGATGACCTCGCTAAGGAAGGCCCTGCCGCAACGGAAATCAAACTCCGCACACTCGTAAGGGCACTCGATGGCGTAAACGATTACTACCATGACGATGCCGTGCAAGCGGCTTTCGGGATTGGAGAGGACAATGCTTAACCTTATCTGCGCTATGGGTCGGCTGACAAAAGACCCCGACATTCGCATGGTCAGCGAGAAGAAGTTTGCCAACTTCACCATCGCCTCAAGCCGTGACAAGAGCAACGACACAGATTATATGGACTGCTCCATCTGCGGCAAACTGGCAGAAGTCGTAGAACTGTATGTTCACAAGGGTATGCTCGTGACCGTGACTGGCAGACTGCAATCCCGAAAGTGGGAGAAAGACGGAGTGAAGAGAACTTCATGGGAAATCCGTTGTGACAACATCTACTTCTCGGGCAATAAGCCAAAGGCAGATGTTTCAACTACCAGCTATAAGGAACTCATGGAGCCCGAAGCTGGGGAACTGCCGTTCTGATATGCCTTACATCAAGCTGGACAGGAAGATTGTCGACTGGGAGTGGTATCAAAACTCAAATACTTGCCGAGTGTTTCTTCATCTTCTCTTGAAGGCGAATTATGCGGATAAACGCTTTGAAGGCATAGCGGTACATCGTGGAGAACTCGTAACAAGTTATGCGAGCCTTGCCGAAGAGCTGGAGCTGTCAGTACGTAATGTTAGAACAGCAATAACCCATCTAAAATCGACAGGGGAAGTGACAAGCAGGATTTACCCCAAATTTTCAGTAATTTCAATAACAAACTACGCCATGTATCAAGATGCACCGACAAGCGAAGTGACAAGCAACCGACAAGCAACCGACAAGCAACCGACAACAACTAAAGAAGGAAAGAATATAAAGAAAGAAGGAAATAATATATTTGTCCCTCCGACAGTTGATGAAGTGCGTGAATACTGCTCTGGACGGCATAACGGCATAGATGCTGAAAGGTTTATTGATTACTACACTTCCGTTGATTGGAAAGTCGGCAACAAAAAGATGAAAGACTGGCGGGCGGCAGTAAGAACTTGGGAAAGGAGAAATAATGCAAGCGGACAGCATACTGGCGGCACTCAAAATCGCACAACAGAGTGGAACATCGTTTACGACTGAAACTCTTGCCGACTTCGACCTTGACGGAGTGAACTGCGAAAGATGCCATAACACGGGAACTCTGCTTCGGCACGACCCAGACGGAACGACATACGCCAGCGAGTGTCCATGCATGGCTCAAAGACGGTCACTCAGGCGCATTAAAAAGAGCGGCTTGGGAGATATGCTTCAACGCTACACATTAGCGGCATACGAGACGCCAGACGAGGACAGGGTAAAGATTAAGGCCAAGGCGCAAACGTTCATAAAACACCCCTCTGCGTGGCTCTACATCTTCGGCAGAAGCGGCAGTGGCAAGACGCACATCTGCACGGCAATCTGCTCGGAAATAATGAAAAATAGTGAAGTCTATTACATGAGCTGGCGTGATGAAAGCACAGTCTTGAAGTCCATCGTGAATGAGCCAGAATACGAAGAAAAAATCCGCAAACTCAAACAAGTCCCTGTTTTATACATGGACGATTTTTTCAAGGGCGGCTGTACCCAAGCAGACTTGAAGCTGGCTTTTGAGATTATCAACGCCCGATATTGCGAGAGCAAACTGCGGACAATTATTTCTTCGGAAATGGACATTAAGGAAATCCTCAACCAAGATGAAGCACTCGGCGGCAGAATTTATGAACGGTCAAGGGGCTTTATAATCAAGGCTCCCAGCGAGAATTGGAGGTTACGATGAAAAACGAGTTCGGCGTGGAGCTGGACAGAAACGGCTATGCCCCGTCCATTATGGGCGTAAACGGTTACTGCTTCCTCTGCTTTCGGACTGGCCCATTCCAACGGCATGAAGTATTCCACGGCGCAAGCAGGCAAAAGTCCAAGAAGTACGGTCTTTGGATAAATGTATGCCCCGAATGTCACCACAAGATACACTTCACGGACGGCAAGGTTGACAGGCTTCTGAAAGAGAACGGACAGCGACAGGCTTGCATGGTCTACAAGTGGTCGAAAGCAGACTTTATAAAGAGATTTGGTAAGAACTATGTCGAGTAAATATCACAACAAACAAGTCTATCGCCACGGCAGAGTTTTCGACAGTAAAAAAGAAGCTGGGCGATATAACGAGTTGCTTATACTTCAACGAGCAGGGCATATCACCAAGCTACAATGCCAAGTGCCGTATCTGCTTATCCCATCACAGTATGAGAACGGCAAGTGCATCGAGAGAAGCTGTAAATATGTAGCGGACTTCGTGTACTGGCAGAACGGACAGTTGGTAGTAGAGGACGCAAAGGGCATGAAAACCGATGTTTACCGCATTAAAAAGAAACTGATGCTATACACATACGGCATCAAGATTAAGGAGGTTTAGATGATTTATCTGTTAATCGTAATAACTGTCGCATTTTTAATCTCCCTGATGTTCAATTTCTATCTACACAATGAAATACTGGACGAGCGGCGCAGAACTTTTGAAGCAGAGGAATGGATTGACCCGATTGCAGTACAAGAGTTGAAAGAGGACGAAATCTTCAATGACTTGCGTGAGGCAACAGAAGCCCGTATAGGAGGGCTGACAATGGCTGAATACATCGAACGCGAGGCGGCGATATTGGAGATAGACGCCGCAGACTTCGTCATAGATGCCAACTTTGAGGGCGGCGCTACCTTGCTATACTGTGACGATGTTGTAGACAGATTATCCGCCATCCCCGCCGCTGATGTGCGGCCTGTGGTGCTGTGTCGAGAGTGCAAGCATTGGGAGACCGACTGGAGGACACCGCAGGGAGTGAGTGACGGCAGACACTACTGTGCGCTGTTGGGTTTATTCCCGTCTGCTGACTGGTACTGTTCTGACGGAGAAAAGAGGGAGGAAAGCTGATGTATGACGAACTGATTGCAGAACTGCGGATGCATCATTGTGATGCCAAAGAGGATGACACACAAGAAGTCTGCGAAGAATGT